TTGCTGAGTCTGATTTTCAACGTGATTTGTTGAATGCGTACAATATTGCGGAACAAGAAAAACAAGAAGCGGCTGATAAATTAATTAAAGATAAGTTAGAACAAGAACGAGAATCCTATGAAACGTTAGGGATTTTCCAAGCAGGAGGATAAATGGCTACCGATTTTGTTGAAGATACCCCTGTCGATGAAGCTTTGTATCCTTCTTACGATGAAGCTTCTGCGGCTGTTAATGAGCAATATGCTCAAGGTACAGCTAGTGTTGCTCAGTTTGGTGATGAAATAGCTACTAATACTGCATCGTTGCAAGATCAAGTTCTTGGCGATATGGCTCAGTTGCCTGGCAATATTACTATGCCTGAGGCTATGGGTGCGAGTGCTGGTTATGAAGATATTTTAGAGTTGGTTTCTGCTGAGTTGGCTATTATGCAAACTTCTTTGGATCAGAATATTCAGATGTCTAATAACATGATGCAGAATTATATAGAGTCTATGGAAGCTGGTTTGCCTATGTTCGAGAAGTATGTTGATTCTCGAATAGAGTCATTGGAAACTCGTTTTGGTGGCGGTGGTGGTGGCGGTACTGGCGTTATAGAAGAAGAAGGAGATGGAGATACAGATGCTCAAACATTAGCAAGTGCGGCAGAAGCTTTAGGCATGACTGTTGAAGAAGCGTTTCCTAATGCTGATAATCCTAATGCAACGTTTAGTTGGGCTAATCCTCAGATTTTGCAAGATGAAAATGGTTTTAATATTGGTGGTGCTTTGGCGGACTTGTATGGTGTTCATGATGCTTGGGATAAATCAGAGTTTTATAACACTGATGATGCGGGCAATGTTTACCTTAAAGAAGGTTTTAGACAATACAATGAATCTTTTAATAAATATATAGCTATGGGTGCTACTAGTGAAGTAGCTAAGTTGCTTGCTATGGGCGAATTAAAACAAACGTATGGGAATAATTTTGAGCAGTTAGAAAGCATGGGTGGTGTAACTGTTGCAGATTTAGAATCTTTTTCTAAAATACATGATGACGTAATTTTGTTAACTAATGGTGGAACTCCTGATGTTACTTCTACGTCGATATTGTCTCAAACTGTTTTTGGGATGCCTGATGTAGAAGGTACTGCTTATGATCCTGCAACAGATACTTTTGCTAAAATGCCAAGTGCAATTAAGAAAGAAAGTGAAGATCAGATTGAGCAGGATGTAGAGCAATTAGGAGAAAAAAAACAACGAACTAGTGTTACACGTAGACCTGGCGATGTTGGCGATGATGTACTTCAGCAAGGTCTTGTAGATTTAGTTACAAGTAGCGCAGGTGATAATATAAGTAGATCTGAAGCACGTGATATAAATAAAGTAAAAAATGCAGAAACAATTGAAGACGCTATTAGTATCTTAAAATCTCAAGGCAATGCCACTATTACTGGCATGGCAGATGAGGGTAGAACTGATGCTGAACGAGCGGCTATGGCTCGTTTAGCTAGTGAAGGTTTTTCTGCAAATATTTCACCAAGATACGCTTTTCCTCAAACAATGGGTTCAAATGCTTTTGGTCAAGTAAGTCAAGCAATTGGTGGGGTTGGCGAAGCCGCTAGTGGTTCTGCTAACAGAGTACTTGAAATGTATGAAAAAGCGTTAGCTAAAAAGAAAGCACAAGAAGAAGCGTATTTGAGTGCTATGGCTGATAAAAACGTTAGAGCACAAACAAGAGAACAACAAATAATCGATTCAGGTACACCTCCTAAGCTTACGTACGATCCGGCAGATTTTTCTAACTTTGCCATATTCTAGCCATGGATATAAATAAGGCACTAGAAGCATTAGCAGGGCATAGCTCTAGCGTAAGCAATGAAACTCCTTTGTTTGGACAAAATATATTTGCTAATGAAACAGCTATACCTGATAGTTACGATATAGATGACGCTCAGACTCAAGCAGACATTTTGCAAAGTTATTTGAATCCTGTTCCTGCAACGTCGTTTAATGTTAATGATCAAAACATTCAGGACATTATTGCACAATACAGTGCTGGGGCAGTAGGCAGTCAAACTGTTTCTAAGAAGAGAGTTAATCCTGCTTATGCTAAAAGGCAACAGCAACGAGCATTAAATACTGCTAAAAATGCAGCTATTGAAAAAGCTGAAGCAGATTTTAAATTAGCTGAAGAAGATATCGTACGTATACAGCAAGCTGGCCCCGAAGCCGCTGAAAATATACGTGAGCTAGCTTCGTTAGCTATGAGAGCTAACCTTAAAGTAGCAGGTAACGAAGAATCAGAAGTTTTGTCGCAACAAATATTGCACATGATGAAAGATTACGAACCGTTTAAACACATGATACTTATTGAAACAGATTATGATTTAACGTTTGATGAGCTTTATGTTCCACCGAAGGGACCTAACCCGATTTTATCTGCTGTTGGTTGGGCGTTTAGCCAGATAGATAGACCATTGCAAGCTACGTATAAGATAGTTATGGATGTAAAGAACGGTGAGTTTGCTAGTGCTGGGTCTAGGTTGCTTGAAGCTGGTATAGATGTAGCTGAGTTTGCTACGTTAGGTTTGTCTGACAAGATACCTGGCAGGAAGGAACTGCAAGGTTGGCTTGATAGTCAGCAAACTGATGCTTCGCAGTACGATCTTAATAAAGATGGTCGTATTGATTTTAATGAGACTGGTTTTAATCCGTTAAAGGATGTTCCTGTTCTTGGCTCTATTACTAATTTTGCTGGGGATGTTATCTTTGATCCTATAACGTGGGCTTCTTTGGGTGTTGGTGCAATATTTAAGAACACTATGAAAGCGGCGGCTGGTACTATTCGTGCTGGTAGAGCTAGCGAAAAAGGTTTAAAAGCGTATCTTGGTACTGCCGGAGCTGTTAAAAAAGGTGGCTTAATTAGCAGAACTTCTGATGGAGTAGTTGATGAAATTGCTTTCTTGCTTAAAGAAGGAATGGATAATAACATCCCGTGGAAAAAACTTGAAGTGCAACTAAAGGAAACTTTAGGTAATAATTATTCTAAAGAGCTTGTTGATGAGATTTTAGAATCTGTTTTTGGTGCAACAATGACTCGTAAAACTGGAACAAAGTTAGCACAAACACTTCAAAAAGGTGCAAAAGCTGAGAAAGCTGGGAATGTTAGCAGAGCTGATCGCTTGCAAGATCGTGCTAAAGGTTTAGCTGATGAACTTAACATAGGTGAAGATGAGGTTTCTGCGTTAATAAAAGATAAACAACGCAAAATCAAAAACAACATGGCTAAGATCAAGCAACGTCAAGGTGGCGGTTTAGCTTTTGGTGCTGGCAGGGCAAGATTTTATGTCCCTGGCACTCAGCCTCTGTATCAATGGTTTAAAAAGAACGGTATAGCTATTAACCCAAGCAGGTTTTATAAAGGCTCTAAGGTTATTCCTAGAGTGTTTGGCAATTTGTATGGGACTGGTACTGCTACTGATACTGTTGTGCAAGATATTGGTGTTGCTCGTTTTGTAAATGACATGATTTATGGCAAAACTGAAGTTGCTAATCCTAGGACTGGGCAAATTGGTGGACAAGGGTATTTTGGGGATACGTTTACTTTAGAAAATGTTGTCGAACAGTACAATAAAGTAGATAGACCAGTTGGAAAAGGCCGTCAGAAAGCTCCTGAAGATGGTATTCAACCTAAAGATTTAGAGACTGAACGTATAGAAACTATAGAAGGTGAACGTCTTGGCCGTGATGAAGCAATGGGTCCTACTGTAATACGGAACCCTGCTGATCCTAAAGGTCGGCCTGCTTTGCCCCCAAGGTTAGAAGTAGCTGATGAGCGTGCTCGTAGAGCTGTCCAGATTTTGGTAGATACAGGTCGAGTAGTTGAAGTTCAGCCTGGTATTTATATGCGTGCTGGTGTTAAGAGCAAATATGATCTTAGTTTTGAGGATTTGGAAAGGGCTTGGAGGGAACAGCAAGTAAAGGGGATGGAAGGTGTTGATCAGAAAGTTGATTTAACTAAGAGCGATTTTGATGATTATCAAAAAAATGTTAAACCGCCTCCTCCAGCTAAGAGTTTGAAGGAATGGGTTAGAGATCCGTTTAACACTAGGCCTCCTTTGACTGGAACATTTGATGAAATTTTTGATGCTGTTGCTACAGCTATTGATCAGATAGATGGTCAGATAGATCAGGTTTTGTCTAAGAAAAAGTTAAGTAGAGCTGATCATGAAGAGGTTGCTCGTTTAGAGTACCATGCTCAAGAGTTATATAACCAAGCGTATTATTTTAACCAGGTGCAATTATCTGGTTTTATTACTAGCCCTAGTGATGAGTTAATTCTTCCTGCTGTTGTTGGTATGGGACCTAAAAAATTTGGTGGTGGCGGACTTACGTTTGATCAGCTTGAAGGTCAAGGTGTTGTATTCCGACAGGTAGATTCTAATACGAAGGCTTCTGTGGAAGGTGCTCCTACGCAGGGAGTTAAGCAACAGCGACCTGATGTTGATGCGGCAGGTAATGTTACTGTCAATAGTCTTTTGAAGGAACGTGGTATTGATGTTCGTGTTAATAAAGATGGTACGTTTAGGCGTTCTGGCAAGCTTTATCGAGAGGTAAAGGAACAAATTGAAAGGGCTAATCCTGATAGGGAAAGTTTTGTTAGTAAGTTAATTGGGGATACATATGAGGGTGCATATGGACAGGCTGGTGGTAATGGACAGTATCTTGTTGATCACGTAGAAACTGGTCCTCAACCAGGTCGTATTGATTTTGACCAAAAGCCAACTTTATATAGTGAGGCTGTTCCTTTTGATAAAACTGTAATTGAAACAGAAGGAAAACTTTTGCATGGCGCATATGACGCTCAAGGCCATTATGAACAGTTTATTGATCCTGATACTGGTGATCTTATTCTTAAACCAGCTGAAAATTTTGATGGGAAAGTACAAAGTGTTTCTTTCACAGAAGATGTGGATACTGCTGTAGATTATGCTACACGTGTAAAAGGTGGCGGACCTTCGTTTTATCGGGGAATAGTTTTTGAAATTGATCGTGCCGTTGTTGAAGCTCAAGCAACATTAGTTAAAGAAAGCGGAGAGGAAGTTGCTACTAGCGGTAGTCAAGTTATTCGTGTACCTAGAAACAAGTTTCGTGCAATAGATACAAGAACCGCTAAACAAATTAAAGACGATGCAGTTAAATTTGATGACGAAATTGCAGATCTTAGAGGGCTTTCTGATGATGATTTAATAGATCGATTTTTTGAATACTCTGATCGACAAGCTTTGCAAGCTTCGCAAGCTGAATCTTTGGATGGAGTCGAAAGTCCACTTACGCTTTTTGGTGGAGATATAACTGGCGAGATGTTTAGGCTTGAAGCTGAAATAGTTAGGCGTTTAAGAAAGTATAAAACAATTACTCCTAAAGGATTAGATGAAGCTATCCAGCAAGAGATGGCCCGTAGGTATGGTCAAGCAGTTCAAGACGCTCGACAAGAACTTAAACGTTCGCCTAGACCTATTGCTATGCAAGAAGAGCCAGGTGCTAAGTCTAAAACTAAACGTAGGATAGCTTCTCAACAAGCTAATAAGCACGCAAACCAAGTGTTTTATCAGCACAACAATCCTCTGTTTGGTGCTCGTGCTCGTGGTTTATGGAAATTTCAATATGAAAAAACAGAAGTTGGTATAGGTAAATTACATATTGCTCCTAGAAAGAAATTAGAAAACATGACTCCTCGTGAGCGTAGGCAATTTGAACGTATGATAAACGTTACTGATGGAGCTGGAAGAACTAACCCTAAAGAATGGTATCGAAAATCTATTAGTTGGATTAATGCTAGCAAAGCTCAACAGGGCATTAAAAAAGAAGCGATGGAAAATGCGTCTTCCCCGTGGACAGCTCGACCTGAAATAGTTGGAGAGCAACTAACATATAGAATCGATGAGGTTTCCTATGAGGGGTATTTGCCGGAAGGTTGGGACCCTCAGGTAAATTATTTTTACACTTCAGTTGATCAAACAGGTGACGCTACTAAGCGTATATCTGCTGTTGATTATAGAGATAGGAAAGCTGTAGAGCGAGAGCTTAAAGAAGAGCATTACATACGTGACAAGGATAAGAAACGTTGGGATGCTATGAGCAAAAAGAAACGTGAAAGTTTAGTTGATGCTCGTATTGCAGAGCTAAAAAGGAATAGGCGAGATACGCAACAGTTTATGCCAGTTGAATATAATAAATCTACGGGAATGTATGAACCTGTTACGGATACTGCAATTCGTGTAGAGGGCGGACAAGCTGTAGCTATTAATAAGAACCCTAAGACTGGAAGTTTTGTTACTAGATTACCTGATCAACAGTTCTTTCCTGATGATGTAGGGAGTTATAAACCAAGAACTTACGCAGATACTTCGCTCCTAAGACGTGGCACGGCTCGTGTTGATGACAAAGTTGCTAATCCTTTAGGTTATGTAGGGGCAAGGCCTTTCTTGGGAGATGAGCTAGAGCAGAATACGTCTGCGGCTTTGTTTAATGAGTTGACTGATGATGTAGTAGAGATATTAGAGATTGGTGCAAGATCTGGAGAGATTACTAGCTTCGAGGATTTTGTTAGATTAATTGAAAATGCTAGTGACGATAAGTCATTAGCGTCTGTGTTTGAACAAACTGCTGGCACTCCTACGGGAGCAAATCAGATACGAGCAAAACTTAAACGTCGTGGCGAAATTAATGGGTTTGAGCAACGGACTATTCCTAACGTTTTTAAGGGTTCGACAGAAAGAATTTATGAAAAGGCTACGCCTCAATCGCTTATGTCTAGGAATGTTAATAGAGCGTTAACTCCTGTGTTTGCTCCTTTGCGTGCGTTAGATAAACGTACTGAAAGTTTGCGTTCGTTTATTGGCTTATCAAACCAGGGTTCTAAATTTGATCGTGATTTTGCTAAGGAAGCAAAGAGTCAGAGGCTTGCTTCAGCCCGACAAGAGGGCAAGTTGCGTGTAGAAGCGTTGAATAGTTATCGCAATATGGTTGTGAAAAAGATAGCTGATCATATGGGTGTGGATGGAGAGGAAGCTCTTCAAATGTTTATAGGTAATGTTAACAAGTTGCGTACACCTAAGCATTTAATTACTGATACCCCTGCTCAATTGCGACTGCAAATGGTTGAGCAATTCGGTGAAGAAATAACTGACGACATTAAAAGAATAGTTGATGAGATCAATAATTATTCTGTTGAACAGTACGAAGTCATTGTTGATATTAGTGGTGACATGAAGATGCGTAACCCTGAGTATGATCCAGAAGTAAAGAAAGGTCCTGGCAATCAAGAGTTTATTCCGTTAGATCCTGAGTCTTTTAATCCACGTGTAATGTCTGATGAAGCTGTTGCACAGTTCGCTAAAATATTCAATGCTGATTCTGATGATCCACTATTTACGTTAGCTAGCACAATAACTAACAAAGAAGCTATTGCTGACTATGTTACAAAAGTAGGCAAATCTAAAGGTTGGGATGATGAAACTATACGAGATGCTATAGATGGCTGGGATAGCTTGATGAAAGCTGTGCAAGATGCGGCTGGAGGAAATCATCATATGCCAGCTAGTTTAAATGCTTCACGAATGTTGAGCGTGTTGACAGAAAGCGGACACATGAGAGCAAGAGCATTTATGCCTGCTGTCCAAAACATACAAGAAGTTAACGAATTTATTAGGGATGTCATAAACTCTATAGCGGCTAATGTAAGTTCCATAAATAAAGGAACTGACAAAGGAACAGTTGATTACCTTGTTACACGTTTCTATGACGACGACCCCGTGCAAGCTTTCATAAGATACAGCGAAAGTTTCGATGACCAGAAAGTAGTTTACGATTTGCTCAATGACTTGGAAGAGCTGACACTTATAGATGCTGGCACAGGCCTTAGGGATATAACTACTGAAAGACCTGCTGTTCTTAAGTCAGAAATGAGAATAGAAAAGGTAGCTACTCAAGACGCTGTTGATAGAGGAAAGATGAGTCGTCAAACTTTTGGAGAAGTTGACGCAGATTATCAAAACAGGTACGTGTTTACGTATGTTGATGAGTCAGGTAAAGAAGTTAATTTCCGTGGTGAGCCTGGCGATACGTTAGATCAATTTCAGTTTGCAGTAGAAAATCATTTGCAGTCATCTTTTGGTGGGAACTATAAGGCAGTAGAAGTAGGTAGTGGTTTTAGAATAGTTGATGCAGAGTTAGCTGATGAAATTAAAAAGAACGTTATTGGTCAGTTAAAGAACGATCACGTTCAAGGGAAATTTAATGAGCTGATGTCTGCATGGACTACAGGTTGGGCTAGCTATGTGACTGTGCCTCTTGTAGGTTTTGCATTCCACTCTAGAAACATGGTAGGTAACTTCTTCAACATGGCAGTAGGAGGGTTTAAAAACCCTCTGATGATAGGTAAAGCGTTCCGTTTGCAGGCTTTGAATAAAGGCGTGCATGATTACATGGGCAAATTTGGTTTCTTAAATTACAATGATGCTTTAAGCCACATGATTAAAACTAACGCTGACCTTAGCGACTTGAAAGGTTTTACTGCTCGTGGAAAAGCTAGCAAAATAACATCTGATGATGTGCGTAACCTTAGACTCATTAATGAATCAGGTATTGTAACTCCAGGTTTCTTCCAAGACTTGGGGTATGATCAAGGATTGTTTGATAATAAGGGCAGGAAAGGTAACCGTAAGACCAAAACTGAAATGTATCTGAATAACCCTATAACTAGGGGAGGTCGTAGATACGGTAGCATGATCGAAGACAATGCTCGTATAGCTATGTTCTTAGATGGTATGGAGCAAGGGTTGGGTACTGTTGGTGCATCTGCTAGGACAAAACAATTCCTTTTGGATTACACTGACTTGACTGCTGGTGAACGTCGCATAAAAAATTACAGCAGGTTCTATACATGGATGCGTAAGAACACACCGTTACAACTTCGTATGTTAGCAAGCCAACCAGGTACAGTAATTAATACACAACGTATGCTTGATGGCATTATGCAAAGCGTTCTTGGTGTAGAGAAAGATGCTCATGGCAAGTTTATGCCTGAGTTTATGCAAGATAGCAGGTTTTTCTTTAATCCAAACACGTTGTTTACAGCTCGTATGGAAACTCCTTTGATAAGCGCTATCGAAACGTTAGAGAAAGTAGCGTATGTCTCTACGATTGGTGATATTAATCCGTTAATACCATGGGATTACAAGGAAATTAAATTAAAAGATAGGTTAAATGATTCTCTTGGTTTGCTTTCTAGCGGTCCGCAAGCTGGAATCATAGCTGGGCTGGAGGAAATTACTGGATCACGTATATATTCTGGCGCTCCTATACCTGACGGTCCTGCGTATATGGCTTTGTTCAGGTTGTTAAGTGCGTCCGCTCTACCTGTTGTAACTAAAACAGCGAGAGAACTTGCACGGTACACCGATCAAGATCCTCTTGGTATAGTATCTGATCATCAACAGATGGGTGGTTGGTTTAATGATATAAATAAGTTAAAGATGGGGTTGTTTAATTCTTTCTTAGGTATACAAACCTATCAATTAAATGAAGAACAGCAGTTACGTTATGTTGGTTTCTTAAACGCAGAGTATGATGAGCAACGTAGAAAGTTATCTGACCAGGGTCTTGTGTTGCCTACGCTTGCTGATCTTAGACGTGACGGTCTTTTGTCTGAAGCTAATCGTGTAGCTAAAATACGTATATTTGCTGAAGATAAGATGGCGGCTTTAGATTACAACATACAAAGTAACGCTATACAAGTTGTGGAAGAACTTGGTTTACCGTTTAAACCTCCCGAAGAGCGTGAACCTAAATCGTTAGAAGATCATGTAAAAGATATTCAAGATCAAATAGAAATGATAGAGCTGTTTGCGAATGATGATTCTAAAGCTAAAAAAGGCGACGAAAATTATGTAAGTCTTTCACCTCAAATGAAATTAGAGATTGCATTATCGTTGTCTGGTGGTTTAACAAACACAGAGTTAGAGTCGCTTGGTATAGAGCCTATTCGCAAGAATCAATTTATTGAAACTGCCAGAGAAGAAGAAAACCTGGCACGTGCTCGTGAATGGTTTAACGTCATTGTTCAGTCCGCAGGGGTCACTCCAAGTCAAGCTAGAGTAATGGCACCTGTAATACCTGATGCTGTGCGGTACATGCAAGATGCTGTTGAAGCAGGGATACCAATACAACAAGCCGTTGCAATGTACTTAGATGACATGTCAAAGACCAAAAAGAATTTATTGGGAATCCCTACAGAGGTAGCGAAATTCGATACTGTTCCGTCAGCTAAAGACTTAATGAAACTACAGAAAAATGCAGCTCAGGCTGTAGCAGAGATACAGTTGATAGCGTATTTGTTTGGGATACGTGATCTTACAGACCCACAAATTATGTCATGGATACTGTACGGTACTAACCCAATGACCAACAGAGAGTTGGAAAGCATAGGACTACCTAGGAAACCTACAGTTCCGCAAGCAGAGAACCTTACTGATCCTGCAACCACACAACAAATAGCACAGACTAAAGCTATAACATTAGAACAGTTATTAGCTAGCTAGGTTCAACGTCTATAACCCTGGCCTCTTGTAATTCTGCTTGTTGTTGCCGAGCTTTTAATGTGCCGACAAGTTCACGAATACTGTCGTTAGCTTCCAGTATATGAGTGTGCGTAGTTTCTACTTCTAGTTTAGCGGTGCGAGCTTCACGAGCTTCACGTCTACGCTTAAGCGAACGATACTCTTTGATCATCGAAGAGTCACCAGCTATAGCCATTTCACGCATGCGTCTTTCAACCTGATCAAAGGAAGCTTCTTCAGCATCAAGCATCTGTTCCATAAACTCAGGGTCGCTTTTCTCATGACGGCGTAACGTTTGCATAGTTATGCCAGCATCACCACAAGCTTCTGCTCTAGTTTTACCCATAGCTATAGCCATTAGCAAAGTGCTTCTAGTCTTAGGGTCGTCTAAAGCTTTTTTACTCATCGATAATTACCTTATCGAAGTCTACAACATAGACTCTGCGTTGTTTACCCATATGGAATATGCGTTCTTTCTTAGCGCCAAGATGATCTTCAAGCCACCTACCAAAAGCTGTGTGCTTTTCAAAAGGTAACGGTAACTTGGGACCCCATGGTGCGTTCTGTATACGCATGAGTTCTATAGTAGAGACAGCCAACTTGCCTTCTTCTTCTATAGCGTAGACGGCAGTTGATTCTGTTTCGTACGCCCAACGTAACAATTCAAGTATTGGGTTTTCAGTGACAGCTATCGTAGCGTCACGCAGTATTAGCCCCCATGATTTGTCAGGTAGTTGCCATTTAATGTCATGATCTATTTGCAGGTCGTGAACAAAGTGTTGCAACAAATTGTAACCATACTGTAATATTCTATAGTTATTGAGTTGGCGACCTGACACACTGTCATCGAGTTCATGATTGTCAGGCAATTTAACAGAGTTCGTTAAATAGTTTTTATGCAACCACTTAAGGTAGACGTAACTAATAGTGTCTTCAAAGTCTAACGAACCCAAAGCCTCAGCGTTCTTACCCTCCATGGGTATGTTAATAATTATTGAACGATCTATGTGAGACTTTTCAGATAACGTATCTTCACCAGTGACTATGACAGGACTGTCAGTAAGTATCTGAGCTACCTCAGCACGATTAGTATTGACAGCTCCTTTAGTAGAAACCTGGCCAGTGTACGTATCACGAAGTAACTGATCAAGGGTTTTCTTAGCGTCATCTCTAGCACCTGGCCGATACTCATCAAACCATATAGGGAATCCATTGGATGCCATGAAGTGAGATGAGATAGCAAACGGTGTGGTAGTAGTTAAGTTAGATGAGATCATTGAACCAGAGAAATGAAACATCATAAGAGATGTCAGTGTTGTTTTGCCTGATCCGCTAGTACCAGACAGGTGCAGTATTGGAAACTCTTTGAAGAGAGTACGCAACGGTGCAGTAGCCAGCCAGCATAGGACAGGCATAGTAACTTCAGGTTCATGCAACTCTACTAATGTTTTAATTATGCGTAAAGCATGTGCGTCTTGCACGCCTTGGGACAACATAACATTAGTCTTGTCTAGTTTTAAACCAGTTTCTTTTGGTAGGTACTTCCATTCCTGATCGCCAATAGAACCAGTAGGCCACACAAAGTCGCCCCTATGTAGTCCTATTCTTGAAGTCATCCTTCCCACGGGTTTCATTGTAGCCTCATTGAGAAGGAAAGACCCTAGTTTCTGAGCGTCAGTAGTGTTACCAAAGAACTGTCTAGTATTACGCTGTGACCAATCTATAAGTTTTTGAACAGATCTAAATTCTGTAGAGGATATAGAAACATTCCTACCAGTAGGTAGAAGCTTGCCTTCTATAGCCCACGTATCAGAATCCTCACCTATTAAAAAACGAGTAATGTCAATAGCCCAGTTAGATATCTCAGTTCCCTGAGAACCATCACTAGTTAACCTGCGATACAAGTTACCTATTTTAGTTATCTTCTGTCGCTCACCGTACGGCATCTGCCAGTTATCGAACAAGTCACGAATGTCTTGCTCTTGCATGTCAGCGACATCTTTATTATCAGGCAATGGAGTCAAGGAAACATACGCTTCTTTGCGATGTAACCACTCAGCTACCTGAGCACGACCAGATGTGCCAGCGGCATCACCATCAAACACAATAGATACGTCACGTTCAAGCCACACATCGTCATCGTAAATGCCTAGTATTTCCTGAACGTTTTGGTTAGCGCCAGGGAAACCAACAACCACATAGTCACTACCGTACAGATACTCCATGACCCAAGTATCTGATTCTCCTTCACACATGATGACAGGTCCGTCAACATATTCCAATCTACGCAGAGCATCTCGTGTTGCGTAAAGAGCCATCTTGGACCCTACACCTGCTCTTTTACCACCACTACGAGACAATGTTTTGTATCCAATGATACTACTGTACTTATCATAGTACGGTGCAAACACCATCTCGTTTGGCATAACATGGATGCCGAACTCAGACCTAAGGAAACCTACCGGAGGCAGGCAAGGATGAGTTTTCTGATAGTGGAAATGCCATATACGAGCAGACCTGTCATCATGGCGAGGATTAGGCCAACGAAATTCACGACCCATTATCTCTGGAGTGGTGTAGTCAGTTCCACTAGATAGCTGGGTAGCGTACAGCACACGAGCTAAATCAATAGCTTGCTGTGTGTTCCAATCTGTTTTGAAACGTAGAATCAAATCGATAGAAGAGCCTTGAAACCCTTCAGCGAAATCACCTACACGCCATTCGTTACGTTGGTTGCGATAGACATCAAGAGAGGGGTTCTTATCTTCCCGAAAGGGACTTGAATAAGACAACCTGATCTTGCCGACTATCTGAGGTTCATGACCAAAGTAGGATAAAACGACAGCCGGATGTAGTTCTTTCCGCAGAGTTCTAGCGTTAGCTTGTTGTGCTACAGAGTTCGCTACATCCGGTGTCATTCCCTTATCCCCCTAAAAGTCTTCTACAGTTTCGTTGAGTGCCATGTATGTGCAACGAAGCCAAGGCCGTTGTGGGTCCCTGTCATTCTCATCAAAGGTAGTACGCACCTTTAGCTTTGCACCCATAAGAGCACGTTCAACTTCCATTTCATCAGGGTCTTTAGCCCAGAAAGCCTCATTAGCTACAGACGTAGCGGCTTCGAGCTTCGCAAATGCCATAGCATTCGCACGACCATTAGCTGAAAAGTAGGTGTTATCCCAGAAACGTTCTCCAGAATCTTCGCCACCTACAACTTCGTGCCACAAACTAACAGACGGAAATCCGTTAGCTGTTTCACCAACACGGCATTCAACAATGACTGTCGTGTATTCACCACCCTCTTCGGGTTGCCAACGCTCTTCTGCTGAAGAACGTAAATCACTAAATGAAGGCATAATTTTCTCCTTTGTTTATATTATTTATTTAGCGTTTCTAATATTTTTATAATAGTAGGATCAACAATGTATCCTTTATCATGTTGTTCTGCAATTTGCCACAAGCGACACTTAGCATCAACAAGATCAGTAGGTTCAAACTGCATAAGCTGACGAAGGTCGCCTTGCTTATCACGTTGCAGTTTCATAAAACCATGTATGTCTACTAAACCTGGCAAACGTTTACGTATCTGACCTTCTAACAGTGGGCGCATATAATGAGCCTCACGATCAGTAGCAGATATCAAACAAACATTGATAGGTTTCTTAGCACTAGGTTCAACAACAGACAAGAGATCCTCACATTGCATAAGCATATGGTTAAGCACACGATTCCACGCATGGAATGTAAACTCAGCATCAGGATTAAACTGTTGGTTAGGTTGTTGAAGTTCACGCTTTAACTTTGTTTGATACAAAGTCAAGCTATCAAGAGTAAATGTTTCAAACGGATGCTCACCCTTTTTCAGGTAATCAATAATCCATTTAAGATCATCCTCTTGTTTAATGGGATAGACAACAGTATCAGCGTCATCTTCACCAGACTTATGCCAGTCATCCCAAAGAGTTTTTATTCCGCCATACTTTGATTTAAAGCTAGCGCCTTCAACGTCAGCTATTAAACGAGGGCCAGGGCCAGACAAACCAAACGCTGTCTTACCTGAACCAAACACTCCATGTATGTGGAGGAATACTTTCAAGTCATTCATTAAGTTCCTTTCTTGTGATCAACTTTCATTACGTATTCCCAATCTTGGTTAGCACTTTTCGCCTCACATGCGTCGTAAAAACTACACATAGAGGGACAAGTCCAAGTAGGGTTAGGTAAGTGTACCACGTCAGAACTTATTTGATACAACAAATGCATAATTTCATTCTCAGCTAACACAATTCTTTCCTCATCAAAACGCATTTCATTAAGCTGAACATAAGGAGGCTTCGCTCGCTTTGTATCCTTAATCTTTTTAATGCGAAGATGACCACCAAAAGAAACAGGGGCATGATGTATGCGCTCCATGATCACAGCCATCGTACGCATCTGCCAATCAGAGTTCATCGGGGCCTGATCAATAGACGTACCAGTCTTAAAGTCAATGATACCTAACTGATCAGTAACCCGATCACGTACAACAAGATCAGGGCGACACCTAATCTCCCAACCCAAGTCAATATGCCAAGCATGATCTTCCTCCATAGCTACAATCTCATAACGATCAAAGAACCTATTATCCTCAAACCAAAGAAACGTATTCAAAGCCATAACCTTAGCGTAAGGAACTATCTTCTCATATATCTCAGCCTGCACAATCTCATTATCTGTATAAGCCGCAATCCAAGAATCAATCTCACGCTTTGCAACCTCCATCGCAGACATAGGACCATACTTAGGCTGAACCATAACAGGTATACCAACCTCAAGAAGGTAATGCACCAACGAACCAAGGCACATAGCGTTAGCTTTCTTAGGGCCATCATACTCCCAGCCATCCTCACGTGACCACTTAAACTTACGAGGACAAACACTGTACGTCACAAGCCCAGTAGCAGACACACTGATTTTACCTGCTGGGTTAAGTCGTTCACCTTTCTCATTGAATCTTTCTATTACTGTGCTACTCATTATTCTCCATTCTTTTAAACTGCATAAGAGCTTCAGCTACGCCACAAGCAGGGCATATCTTTGTCTCGTTATCCAGTCTGCTTAACGCATAGTAGGGTTCTTCTATTGTATCTTGACACCAAGGACAATTACTCATAAATCGTGTACCTATCCTTAATAGATTTGGCCAGCTTATCGTTCATGTCTATAACGCAATCGTCGTAGCTGTCGAACCAACGGCTACCCCAAATGCTACAAGAAGTAGTGTTGCTATCTTCAGAAGCTGAGCGATCAATGAGAATATTGTGCATAAACTTATGCTCATTCTCTACACCCTCAACTTCTTTAGACTTAACATAAGCATGAACAATTAGATTCTGTCCATGATTATATTCAAGCGTCGTAGAAAGAACCTCTGTCTGGTTTTCATCTTCAGGGTCTATCCGATTAATAGGGTAAGTCATAACTTTTCCTTTCTTTTCTGTTTTTTATTTAGTTATTTAGACAATGCCAGGGCGGTAATCTTTTTCAGCTACACGCTGACGAGAGTAAGCACCGCAATTTTTGCATTTAAGCTGAACATATGTCATTGTTCGAGTGCGTTTATATCCACGACGAACAAGATGCTTATGCCCACACGTAGGGCAACCGTCTTCTTCAGTGTACATATTCCAATTAGGAGGATTAACCATCCACGGGCGCAACGCCATGTACACGTCATACAATAAATTAATGTCTTGCTTATTGTATTTGATCATGGTTTTCCATGCCGCAGGATCTCCTCGCATGCAACCAGCCCATGTTTTAAAACCACCAGTATCAGTCTTGACACCGATGTCTAAGTATTTACCTAAACTATTTAAATGATTAGTAGTAAATTTAAAATACCTACGAGCTACCTTTAGCGTGTCAATAGAATTAACAGGTGATGTAGGGCCAAGTCCATGTTTAATGAATCTGGCATTAGCTTTCTTGTAATCAAAAGCGTCACCGTTATGGGCAACAATAATATCAGCCTCATCGAATAAATCATGAAGTTTTTTTACTACGTTAAAATCATCTTCAGGATCTTTAGCGTACGCATTAGGAAAATCAGGTAGAGCGCACGCATGTATTGTTTTCTGATGACCCCAACGCCATGCAAAGCACAGTATATACCATTCACGTTCATGAGCTATAACA